CCCTTATATATCAAGGGTTTCCGTGGGCACCGTTAGGTGTGTCTGTGATAGTGACCGGTGACAAATTAGGAGATGTATGACAACAGAATCACTAATTCAAAATCAAATTCGAGTGGAATTATCAAAAGCTGGCAACATGGTATTTAGAATCAACGTTGGTAAAGTCAGAATGACTGATGGACGTTGGTTTGATACTGGAGCTCCAAAAGGTTTTTGTGACCTGTTTGGATTTAGACCAGATGGACAGATATTTTTCATCGAAGTAAAAAATGAAAAAGGCCGTGTAAGAGACGACCAAAAGAAGTTTATGGATGCCATGAAAAAACGAGGGGCACTTGTTGGAGTGGCAAGAAGTGTTGAGGAAGCTGTGAGGATAGTCGATGGTAAAACGGTGGAATGACCATATGGCTGGCATTAAATATGCACCACGACCATATGAAGACCATGTAACTGTATTAGAACGTGTAGAGTATTTCAATCATTGGTTTTATGCTACCCATCAAAAGAAAGGTGCAGTGGCAATTAAGCTAGGTATTGGTAACAATAAACTCAACAGGATACTAACACTAGAGCAGTTACCAGATGAGGAGTTATTGAAAGAGATGGTAGAACTATGCGAGTTAAAGAATACGCACTTTACAAAGGTGAAGCAATAATTGCAATGGGAACAAAACGTGAAATAGCTGAACAATTTGGTGTGTCAGCTAGCACCGTTGGTTACTATGGAACACCATCATACGCAAAAAGAACCAGTGAAAACGCAAGGAGATTAGTAGAGTTATGAAATATAAAATTATCGTCTATTACGACAATATGGAAGATGATGTAGAAATTTATGACAATAAAGATGAAGCTATCAAGAGGGTGCATCATTTGAGAGGTGTTAAATACAGAAATTTAAAATTATATAAAGTGGAAATGGTTGAGGTAGAATAAGTGAATAGACTTAAAGAATTAAGAGAATTACGGAAAATTACAAGAGTTGAGTTAGCCGAAAAAATTGGGGTTACAAAATTAACCATTCTTAATTGGGAACATGGCACCCATGAAATCAAAGGAAGTAATGCTAAGAAGCTAGCTGAATACTTCAACGTATCAATCCCATACTTGCTAGGTTATGATACATTAACTTACCTAGTTGCCAAGATTAACGAGTGGGCTATCAGTCACGGACTGGATAAAGGAAATCCTAAAATCGAGTGGATGAAGGTTACTGAAGAGGTTGGAGAAATTAGAGACGTGTTTCTAAAACCCAATGATTTTGATGACCCGGAAATGGCTCTAAAAGACGCTATAGGCGATTCTATTGTAACGCTAGTGGTATTATGCTTACAACTCGGTTACGACGTCGAGGAGTGCCTTAAAATAGCTTATAACAACATTAAGGACAGGCAAGGAGTAATGATTGATGACAACTTCGTTAAAACGAGATAACCAGCTAAGGTTTTTAACTGCTCTACTACTAATTTCAAATGTGACTACCATCATAAGAGTGACAAATAGACCTGTGGAAGCTATCGTGGTACATAAGGTTGATAATTCCACTGTAATGCATGGAAAAATCACAGGTAAGGAAATGGTAGGGAAACTGTACACGCTTGATTGTGGGGCGTATGGTAAGTTTCTCGTTAGAAAAGAACAATACGACAGCGTACAGGTTGGAGATGATATTCCAAGTTATTTGAGGAGTTATTAAGACATGAAGAAATATGAATACGCTGGATTAACTAAAGAGCTACATCAAAGGTTAACTATAGAGTTTGATGCATTGAGGGAAGAACATCTCAGAACACTCACTAAATATATAATGGAAACCAAGAAATGCAATAGAATGGAAGCTAGAAAATATTTTCAAAGGTTTGATAACGTGGTTAAAGAGCGTTCGAAACTATCACCTTCAACATTGGACGATATGCGCGAATATCTTACGGACGGTCTAGTTAATGACTTACAAGAGTATCTATTAAAGAACTATTCAGTAAGACGTGGGTCACGTAAACCAGATGCTGATAAAACTAATGCAGGTCTTACAAGAGAGCTCTTCCTTCAATATCGCAAGGAAATCCAAGAGTTAAGAGCAGCACACCCTAACTGCGTCATAAACTACATAATGGAAGTGAAAGGCTGTACAAATCAACAAGCCACCACAATTAACACAGCAATTAACACAGTATATACAGAAATTGGAATTCTAACACCTCGGAAGGTAATCCAATTAGAAGGGCTTCTGTCTAGAGAGCTATTCGGTAATATAGCTAAGTACGTCTTTAATAAGTATGAGTGGCCAGAAACCCTAGATGAAGAGGTTGATAGAATCTATTTAGAGTATCGCACCAAAGGTGATTTAGGTCGCAATAAGGAAAGTGTTAAACGTACACTATATAAAGCGATCTCTATGGGCTTGTAGCGTGCGTGGGTTCGACTCCCTCGTTCGTTGTTAGTCTGTCATGACTAGGTAATTTTTTCGACAAAACGTCAAGCTGACAGACCTTGACAACAAATCCAGTAAATATTTTATAGAAAAGAGGAAACCAATTTTACTCTAGTCTTGCATTGCTGGTAGCAAGACTGGAATTTAAGATAGAGGAGGTGATAAAAGACCCAAGAACAAACACTCTTAACTTCTTAATGTTTGTTTCTTGGGTAAAAACAAAAAAAAGACCGACACAATTGCAGGCACTTTAACTACTATTATATCAGAGAGGTTAGTACAATGCTATTGCCGGAAATTGATGAGAAAGCAACACTCAAACGTTGCAAACGCAAGCTTCGAGAATATCCACGCTGGCGAGAGATTGCACACGATAGCGCTGAACAGAAAATAACACAGGAATTTACATTCATGCCAAGGGGTGGCGGAGTGAATAAACCTGTTGAAAATATCGCAGTAAGACGTGTCGATGCATTGAATGAGCTAGAAGCCATAGAACAAGCGGTTAATGGGATATATCGTCCAGACTATCGCAGAATACTGATAGAGAAATATCTAGAGTTTCCACCCAAACCAAACTGGCAGATAGCTCAATCAATCGGCTTTGAACGCACTGCATTCCAAGAGCTTTTAAACAACTCTATCCTAGCTTTCGCAGAATTGTATCGTGATGGTCGGTTAATTGTGGAGCGTTGAAAAAAATGGTATTTTAGCGGAATTTTAACGGTCTCTATTAACTGTTTTAAGTGGTATTATTATATTATCGAAGAAGAAAGAAAAGACGGCTCATTTGTGGGTTGTCTTTTTTTGATTAAGTAATGAAGGAGGTGGATGTATTGGGCTAAATCAACGACAAAAACGATTTGCAGACGAATATTTGATATCTGGTGTCGCTTACAATGCGGCTCTTAAAGCTGGATATTCTGAAAATTACTCTAAAACTAGAGCTCATAAATTGCTAGAAAATGACAGAATCAAGGCTTATATCGAAGAACGACTGAAAGAGCTTGAGAAGAAGAAAATAGCAAAACAAGACGAAGTTATGCAAGTCTTCACTTCGATTCTGAGGCAGGAACTCGTGGAAGAAGTCGTAGAGCTAAATGCCGCTACAGGTCAGTTTGTTAAAACTAAGAAGCCTCCGTCAATCTCCGAAGTCATCAAGGCAGGAAGCGAACTCATGAAACGCTACCCAACTGAAAAACAAGCTGAGAAGATGCAACTCGAGATCGACAAACTCAAGGCCCAAGTCGGTGGCGATGAGGGTCAAGATGAGAAAATCGCTGGTTTCCTAAACCTCATCAAAGGAGCTGTAAGCGATGGACTTGAGTAAGCTCTATACCAAGAGACAGTTGGAAGTGCTTAACTATATCTGGAATCACGATTGGTTTATCTGTGGGCTTCATGGTGCTAAACGTGCTGGTAAGACTGTAGTTAATAACGACACTTTTGTAACTGAGTTAAGTCGTGTCAGAAAGATTGCTGACTGTTTAGGTGTAGATGAACCTATCTATATCTTAGCGGGTACGTCTTCAACGTCGATACAGAACAACGTGCTGCAAGAACTTTATAATAAATACGGCTTTGAACCCAAGTATGATAAGCATGGGTCTTTCGTGTTTTGCGGTGTAAAAGTTGTCCAAGTTTACACTGGTTCAATTAGTGGTCTTAAACGTGCCCGCGGTTTTACAGCGTTCGGCGCTTATGTTAATGAGGCATCACTTGCTAACGAGTTTGTTTTCAAAGAAATCATCTCACGCTGTTCTGGTGAAGGTGCTCGTGTTGTTTGGGATAGTAACCCAGATAATCCTAATCACTGGCTTAACCGAGATTATATCGGTAAGAACGACGGAAAGATTATAGATTTTAGTTTCAAGCTAGATGATAATACTTTCTTATCGAAACGCTATATCGATTCTATCAAGGCAGCTACGCCAAAGGGTAAATTCTACGATAGAGATATTTTGGGTAAACACTTGCCCCGCTGTTGAGTGATCAACAGATGAAAAACTGGGTTAAAATTGGAAGGCTAAGTTTTGCAAAACGCATGAATTTGTAGAATAAGCTAATCAATTACCACTACTGGCAGAAATGTCAGTAAGGTTTAACGACTAGATAAAGTAAGCTAAGTTGAATCGGCATCGGTTTTTAATATGCCTAAATATCCACGAAATCCAGCTCTCTTAACAAGAGATGAAGAGATAGTCTGAACTTATGGGAAACCATAAGAAGCAGGGGATAAAGAGCCCTTGCGATAACAAATAATGAAGTGGACAGTAGCAGAGGGAGCTATCTACGCTGATTATGACAGCAAGATACACGTAGTTGATGAATTGCCAGATATGAAACGATATTTTGGCGGCATTGACTGGGGTTATACTCACTACGGCTCTATCGTGGTAGTTGGTGAAGGTGTAGATGGCAACTTCTATCTTGTCGATGGCGTAGCAGCACAATTCAAAGAGATAGACTGGTGGGTAGAACAAGCAAGGAAACTGACTGGCATCTATGGAAACATTCCGTTCTATGCTGATAGTGCCCGCCCTGAGCACGTAGCAAGATTTGAAAACGAAGGCTTTGATATTAGTAACGCTAACAAGTCAGTAATTGCTGGCATAGAACTTATCGCTAAATTATTTAAAGAAGAAAAATTATATGTTAAGCGAGGATTTGTACCTCGCTTTTTCGACGAGATCTATCAGTACCGATGGAAAGAGAACAGCACGAAGGATGAGCCGTTAAAAGAATTTGATGACGTGCTGGATAGTGTGAGATACGCTATATATTCTGATTATGTCATCAGTAGTACAGAACGAGCAAGCTATGATGACTTGCTTAGTATGTTTAGGTAGGAGGAATGATGGAACAGACATTATTTACGGACAGTACTGGACAAGACCTAGTTTTGAACTTACGCTTCCATCGAGAGTCTCGCATTCGTTATCGAGCGGACAACTTAGAGGAGCTCATGGTTAATAATTGGGAGTTGCTGAAGAATTTCATCAATCACCATAAATTGAGACAAGCCCCACGGATTCAAGAGCTGTTGGACTATGCCAGAGGTGAAAACCACGACGTTCTCAAGTCTGGTCGTCGTAAGGACAACGAGATGGCTGATAAACGAGCTGTGCATAACTACGGTCGTATGATTAGCAAATTTAAAACAGGCTATTTAGCTGGCAATCCTATCCGTGTCGAATATGACGATAACTCACAAAACGACGATGCTATTAAACGCATTGGGCGTATCAACGACATCGATACACACAACCGAAATCTTATCCGAGACTTATCGCAAACTGGTAGAGCTTATGAAGTGATTTATCGAAGCGAGTATGATGAAACACGCATTAAGCGATTAAGTCCGTTAGAAACATTTGTGATTTATGACAATTCATTAGAAGATAATTCAATCGCAGCTGTCAGATACTACAATCGAGGCACGCTCCAAAGTGAAAAAGATGTAGTTGAAATTTACACAAACGAACACATCTATACGCTTGATGCATCAGATGACTTTAATGAAATTTCAGTTTCAACTCATGCATTCGGTACAGTACCAATTACGGAATACTTAAATAATGTTGATGGGATTGGTGATTATGAGACTGAGCTTTACCTGATTGATTTATACGACAGTGCAGAGTCTGATACAGCAAACCACATGAGCGATATGGCAGACGCTATACTTGCCATTTATGGAGACCTTGCCTTGCCTAAAGGTATGCAAGCTAGCGACATGAAACGCACGCGCCTCATGCAGCTTAAACCGCCTAAGTCAGCAGATGGTAAAGAGGGAGCAGTCAAAGCTGAATACCTCACGAAGTCTTATGACGTGTCTGGTGCAGAAGCATATAAGACACGGTTAAACAGAGATATTCATGTATTTACTAATACGCCTGACATGTCTGATAATCATTTTAGCGGGAATGCATCTGGTGAAGCGTTGAAATACAAATTGTTTGGGTTAGACCAAGATAGAGTTGATACGCAATCTCAATTTACGCAAGGTTTGAAACGACGCTACCGTCTTGCTGCTCGTATTGGTTCTTTGGTTAACGAATTTAAGGATTTTGATGAAAGTCTATTGAAAATCACATTCACACCAAACCTTCCAAAATCGTTAAATGAGCAAGTATCTATTTTGACAGGCTTGGGTGGTCAAGTTTCGCAAGGAACAGCTCTAAGATTGTCTGGATTGGTTGAAAATCCAACTGAGGAACTCGACAAGATAAATAGAGAAGTGTCTGAAATCGATTTTAAGGGGTATTCTAACGACTTTAATGAACACGTAGGCAAATATACCGACGAGGTAAAAGAAACGCATACAGACGATTTTGAGAGGGTTTATGAATGACATACTGGTCAAAGCGTACCCTTCGCGAGAGAGAAGCGAGCATAAAAAAGGGCGAAGCTGAGTTTAAGAAAGAACTTGAAGCACTATATAATTTGCAACTCTCACAGCTCCGAAAAGAACTTGATGCTTTTATCCAAAAATATGCTAACAAAAATGGCTTAAGCGTTAGTGATGCTAAACGAAAAGCTGACAGCTTTGATGTCAAGGCTTTTGAAACAAAGGCTAAACAGTATGTAGCTGATAAAGATTTTAGTCCAAAGGCAAACAGAGAGCTTCGAGACTATAACTTTTCTATGTCGGTTGGTCGTCAAGAACTGTTCATTCAAGAATTAGAGCTCGAACTATTAGCTCTATCTGAGAGCGAACGACAATTGACCGATGATTATCTTAAGAATGGTTACAAGAGTGAAGTTGCAAGAGAGAGCTTACTTGGCCAGACAGTACCGAGCGGTAAAACTCTTGAAAAGTATATGAATACAGCCGTCAATGCAAATTTTGAGGGCGCTAAATGGTCAGAGCGAATCTGGAATAGACAGGAAAAGTTACGAAAATTAGTTAAGAATGAAGTAACAAGAGCACTGATTCGAGGCGAAAATGGTTTGACTATTGCGCGTAAAATACGCAAATACATGGATGCTTCTCGTTTCGAAGCTGAACGATTGGGAATCACAGAGCACGCAAGAGTGCAGACATTGGCTCAACAAGTGATTATGAAAGATAATGGCTTTAAGCGTTTCAAGCTCATGCCAGAATCGATAGCGTGTGACATTTGCAAGGATATTGGCAAGGAGACGGAAAAGAAGCCTGTCAAAATTGCTGACATGGAAATCGGAACGAATGCTCCACCCATTCACCCATACTGCCGATGTGCAGTCGTTGAGGTTGAATAGTGAGTGCACCATGTTTGTTAAGAAACCGTAGAGGGCGAGCCTCTAATGGTGCATAGGGCTATTTTAAGCCCTAAATAAATAATACTAGCGTGGCTCGTAAGTGAATACACTAGACAAGACTAGATAAGGAGTAGCTAACCATATCGTGGCTTAGAAGGTGTTTTACATATGAGACTAGATAGGAGAACAAAATGGAAACAGATAACACAACAGTCGAAACGGTCGAAGATGTAGAAGTAAGCCAAGACGTTGATAACAATCAACCGAGCGACTTCCAAGCGCCGCAATCACAGTCAGAACTGGATAGCATTGTGAACAAGGCAGTCCAAACTGCTTTGAATAATCATAAGAAGGGCGAAGAGAAACGAGTAAACGAAGCTATCGCCAAAGCCTTACAAAAAGAACAAGACTATTCAAAACTATCTGCTGCTGAGCGGGCTAGCAAAGAATTTGAAGACCAAAAAGCAGAATTTGAAAAACAAGTAGCACAATTTGAGTTTGAAAAACTCAATATGGCAGTCAAGGAAGACCTCGTTTCAAAAGGGTTACCAGTTGAACTAGCTGGGATGTTTAGCCATGCCGAAAACGCCTCAGAAGCTCTCAAATTGGTTGGTACTTTTGAGAAAGTCTTTAACGATGCCGTAGCTGAGAAAGTAAAGACTACCATCCGCCAGAATGCGCCTAAAGCGGCAAGCATTGGCGGCACTCAGACAGATAATTTTGGAGCAAAACTTGCTAAATCTACGAACGTAACGACTGCTCGTTTTATCTAAAGCAGAAAGGAAATTTTAAATGCCAACAACAACAATCTTTGACACTTCAAACATTGTCCGCTCATTGCCTTACAAAGCAGTTTCAGCGACAGTAGACAAATCTTTTCAAGGTGTAACCGTAGATGGTAAGAAATACATCAAAGCAGGGACACTTGTAGCAGGTAACGGTGGCTCAATTTTTGATGACCGCACAAAAACAGTTGTGGAAAACAAAACTGCACCTGAGGGAATCGTTCTATATGACGTAGATTTAACAATCGAGAACACTGTATCAGTGCTCTATGCTGGTGAAGTTTACAAAGACAAAGTTAATGGTGGTTCTGTAGATAGCGCCATCACAAAAGCTTTGCCACTCGTTAAATTTATCTCACAGAAATAAAAGGAGGAATATTAAAACATGGGACTTATTTACGATAAAGTAACAGCATCTAATATTGCTGGATACTTCAACGCGTTACAAGAGAATGTTGACTCTACTTTGGGTGAGTCTATTTTCCCAGCACGCAAACAACTTGGAACTAAATTGTCTTACATCAAAGGTGCTTCTGGTCAATCTGTTGCTTTAAAAGCCGCTGCATTTGATACGAATGTGACCATTCGTGACCGTGTTAGTGCTGAAATACACGATGAACAGATGCCATTCTTTAAAGAGGCTTTACTAGTTAAAGAAAACGACCGTCAACAGCTTAATCTTGTTAAAGACACTGGCAACGAGGCACTTATTAACACAATTGTAGCCGGAATCTTTAATGATGACGTTACTCTTATTAACGGCGCACGCGCTCGTCTTGAAGCTATGCGTATGCAAGTACTTGCCACTGGTAAAATTGCATTTACGAGCGATGGAGTTAACAAAGATATTGATTATGGTGTTAAACCAGACCATAAGAAACAAGTATCTAAGAGCTGGGCAGAACCTAGTGCTACACCTCTTGCAGATTTGGAAGATGCTATCGAAACAGCGCGTGAACTTGGTCTTAATCCAGAACGTGCAATCATGAATGCCAAAACTTTCGGTCTTATTCGCAAGGCTGCATCTACAGTTAAAGCTATTAAACCATTGGCAGCTGATGGGTCATCAGTTACTAAAGCTGAACTTCAGAATTATGTGGCTGATAATTATGGTGTGGAAATTGTTCTCGAAAACGGTACTTACCGAAACGAAAAAGGTGAAGTTTCTAAATTCTTCCCTGACGGTCACTTGACTCTTATCCCTAACGGACCTCTTGGAAACACTGTGTTTGGAACAACTCCAGAAGAATCAGATCTGTTCGCTGATAACACTGTTAACGCTGACGTTGAAATCGTTGACAGCGGGATTGCAGTAACAACTACTAAAACTACCGACCCTGTTAACGTTCAAACTAAAGTATCTATGGTAGCATTACCATCATTCGAACGTTTGGACGATGTTTACATGCTTACTGTAATTCCAGGTGTTTAATATGAATTACGTAGTAAAAGCGTTCATGGATAAAACAGACGGGAAAGTTTATTTTGCTGGCGACTGCTATGATGGCGAACGTACTGAAGAACTCATCGGGCTAGGGTACGTACAAGACGACAAATCGAAGAAAAAGACTAGAGCTAAGAAAACCGCTGAATAGTGAGGTATAGCATGATGGCGTTAGATAAAGAGAAAGTTATTAAAAATGTATCGGTTGACCTCAACACTAACGACGATGAATTGCTTGAAATTTTGTTAGAGCGTGTCATTAACCACTTCAAATCTGAGTATGGTGTCGAAGAGATTGATGACAAGTTAGCATTCATCTTTGAGGATTGTGTCATTAAACGCTTCAATCGTCGAGGCGCAGAAGGTGCTAAATCTGAATCGATAGATGGTCACTCAATGTCTTACTACGATAATGAAAACGAATTTAAGCCTTATGATGATATGCTTCAGCGTCTATATGGAACTTCTGGACAAGCTAAAGAGGGAGAGGTGCTATTTCTATGAGATACGCCGATACCGTAGTGCTAAAATATACCGATAAGACAACAAAGCACTATGACCCAGACTTAGGCCGTATGGTTGGCGGTAAGGAAGTAGCTAAGATAACAGCATGTAATGTGACTGGTGCTAGCCTTGAATTGCAAGCCAAACTAGGAGACCTGTTAAACGCCAATAGCATCGTCGTTAGGTTTAGAAGCCCTATCAAAGATGGAATTGACACGATTGAATATAACGGCAGCAAATACAAACCTGTTACTGTCAGAAGCTATCTAACCGGTCTAAACGTCATCTATGCTAACAAGGTGGTGAAATAACATGGCTACAATCGAATTTGAAGGATTGGATGAAATGGCTCAAAGTCTTCTTAAAAACGCCTCTTCAGAAAGACGTTCAAAGGTTTTGAGGAAGCATGGTTCAAAATTAAAAGAAGCTGCTGTTAAAAGAGCACAATTCAATAAAGGCTATTCAACGGGTGCTACTCGTAGAAGTATTACTCTGCAAGTTGAAAGCGATAAAGCAATTGTCGAAGCCTTGACTAGCTATTCAGGGTATCTCGAAGTTGGTACTCGCAAAATGGAGGCGCAACCATTCATGAAACCAGCTCTTGATGAAGTGGTGCCTGAAATGGTCGAAGAATTAGCGAAATGGGATGAAACATGAAACAACCAGATCAATTACTTCATGATGAAATGTTTCGTATTAGTCATGAGTTAGGATACGACACTTACACATATTTGCCACCAGACGACGTGGCTTACCCATTCGTTGTAATGGGGGAAACAATGGTCTTGCCACAATCCACAAAATCGCACTTGATAGGTCGTTTATCGTCTACGGTGCATGTTTGGGGACGTGTGGACGACCGAAAAACATTATCAGATATGGCTGGACAGTTAATGTCTAGCTTTTTTGCTATCAAAAATATTGACGGAATGCAGTTTTCAGCAGAAGTCAACAAGTCGTCAATTGATAGCAATCGAGACAATAGCACAGATGAAGTGCTATATCACTTCATCATCTATACTTATTTTAAATTTATTTAACAGGAGGAAAAAATGGCTGATACTAATAAAGAAGCCCTTTTGGGGAAAGATAAAATCTTGATGTTCCGAAAATTCGGAGACAAAAAAGCGGCGGCTAAACTTGCCCTACAAACAGAGCACGAATGGGAATACTCACGTGATGCAGATAGTACCAAAACCAAAGACGGTGCAGTTGTTTCTGACGGTGGCCTTGAAACTAAACTGTCAATTAACGCTATTGGTACTAAAGATGAACTCAACGAAATGTTGAAAAACTCAGTAGTTGACGGATATAAAGTCGAAGTTTGGGAAATCGACTTGGCCGATAAGAAATCAAACGGAAAATACGGGGCTCTCTATGCAATTGGACGTTTGTCAAACTGGAAAGTGCCAGCTAACGTAGAAGAACTTGTAGAAATTGAATCAGAATTGACTATTGAAGGTAAGCCACAAGCTGGAGAAGCTACCTTGACTGGCGATCAAATTAAAGAAATTCAATACACATTCCAAGACACTACTCAGCCTTCAGACCGTAGTGTTTAATAGTATGTAATTATCTTGAGCCAGACTAAAAAAGTTTGGCTTTTTATTTTAAAAAAACATAGGAGTTAAAAACAATGAACACAATCACTATCGAAAATAAAGACTACACTTTGACATACGGCTTCGAATTTATCCGTGAACTTGATAAGCGCTACGCGGTTTCAGACGGTGGTGTTTCGTTTGGTTTTGGGGTACAACACGCAGTCGTTGACTTGCAACAAAAGAACCCAGTAATTTTGCTCGACATCATTCAAGCAGCAACAATCACAGAACGTCAGAAGCCATCTGTTAAAGGTATTGAAGCCTATGTCATCGCAGAGGCTGAAAATGACCGACTAGACTCACTATTCGATGATTTTTTATCGGAATTACGCACGCAACCATTGACGAAAGCGACAGTGAAGCGCGTGGAAGAGGCGACCGAGTAAGTGATTTTCAAAGCTCAGCCGATACATACGAGGAAATAATCACTAATGCTATGGCTGATTTTGGCGTTTCGTTGCTCGAAGCTCGAAGAATGACCCTTAAAGAGATGAGGCTTTATCAAAAAGCGTATAAAAAGCGATTCTTGAATAAGGAGAGAGAAATCTATCAACTCGCATTCCTGAATCGTCTGGCAAACGCCACGACGCGAGACGGCAAGAGGTATCATTTTGAGAAATTCGAGGACTTCTATAACGCTAAAGAACGAGCCCGGGAAGTTTTGGGTGAAAAGATCACCAACAAAAAACTGTTAGAGCGAGCTCGAAATAATTTGAATTATAAGAAAGAAAGAGGGTTGCTAGATGGCAGATAAAACATTCAATGTCAGAGCAATATTGAGTGCTCAAGACAACAGCATGTCTAGCACTCTCAAAAAAGCACAACAAAACGCTGAAAATTTGGGTAAAACCGGTACTAAACTAGGGTCGGTTTTCAAAAGTGTTTTGGGTGCTAACTTAGTCAGCGCTGGTATCACTAAGGGCATCGGAGCTTTAACTAGTGGTATCGGTGGTATGATGACCGAGCTTAACAATTCTACAAAGGCTTGGAAAACATTTGATGGCAACTTAAGCCAATTGGGCTGGGGGAAAAAAGAAATTGCGTCAGCTAAGAAAGCGATGCAAGATTATGCTACACAAACCATCTATTCAGCTTCCGATATGGGTAGTACATTCTCGCAAATGGCTGCGATTGGTCGTAGCGATGCTGGGGATTTGGTAAAAGCTATGGGTGGTCTTGCCGCTTCTGCTGAAAATCCGAAGCAAGCAATGAAAACATTGAGCCAGCAAATGGTCCAGGCAATGACTAAACCCAAAGTTTCATGGGCAGATTTTAAGCTTATGATGGAACAATCACCAGCGGGGATGGCTGCAGTAGCTAAAGAGATGGGGATGTCTCTTGACGAGCTTGTAACCAAAATCCAAAATGGAGAAATCAAGACCGACGACTTCACCGAAGCTTTCAAACGTGCTGGTAATTCCATGCAAGACTTAGCTACGAGATATAAATCTGTAGATGAAGCTGTTGGTGGACTTTATGAAACGGTTTCAAATAAATTGCAACCCGTTTTTGAAAAGCTTAGTGCAAAAGTAATTAAAGGAATTGAAGGTATCATTGATGCTTTTAGCAAAATCGATGACAGTAAGATTCAGAACTTTGCTAACAATCTGAGCAAAGGCATTGATAAAGCGGTTAAAGAAGCAAGTCAGTCTGTGAAGGCTTTTTGGAAAGGTTTCAGCAATACAGGGGCTATAAAAGGTCTTAGCAATGCTTTCAGATATGTTACTGCTCAAGTTAAAACAGCGCTTAAAGCCATAGATTTTAGTAGCATCTTCCAAGGTCTAGGTAGTGCACTAGGAGATATAGCCAACGGAGTGTCAAGAGCCTTAACACTTGCCACGAGATCAGTTAGCAACTTTATTAGCTCATTCGCTGATACAGGAGCATTCAAGGCGTTTAAAACAGCCTTAGAGGATGTTTGGGTTGCTATTAAAAGACTTGGTTCGTCACTCGCTGACGTGTTTGGTAGTTCTGAAATGCAAACGATTATATCTATACTAGGTACAGCGTTTGGAACACTAACCAAGTGGGTATCACAAGCGGCGTCCGCAGTAGCTAATTTTGTAAGTAGTATCCCTAAAGGCGTCCTCAACGGTATCACAAGTGGGATATTGGCAATAGCAGCAGGATTTGTAACTGCCAAGGCTGGGATTTCAGTATTAGGTGCCGCATTGAAAGGATTGGACTTCATCAAGAGTCTAAACCCATTCAAGAAGTTTGGTAAGGACGCTGCAGAAGGAACAGAACAAGCTGCAAAGAGTGCTAAACGTTCTAAATCAACTATCACTCAATTATTCAGTGGGTTGGCCAATGTCATTAAATCAACAGGGACTAGCATTTCAACAGCTACAAAAGGCATCGGAACAGGGCTATCAACTGCTTTTAAAGGCTTTGGCCAAGGACTTAAATCAGCTTTACAAGGTCTTAAAGGGTTGAACCCCGCAACCTTGCTTTCATTTGGCGCTGCCGTGGCTATTGCCGCAGTCGGAATCGGTACAGGTATTGCTATTATCGTAGCTTCATTCACTTTGCTAGCCACTCAATCCCAAGGCGTTTCACAGATATTAAAAGCTTTGGGTTCAGCGTTTAGCACAGTCGTCCAAGGTATTGGCAAAGCTGCAGAAACTATCATTGAAGCATTCGGTACTGCTTTTGGTATTGTCGTAAAGGCAGTCGGTGAAGCAGCACCGGGGCTAGCCAAACTTTCCCCATTGGTTGAAGCTATCGGCACTGCTCTAGGAAATGCAGCACCATTCATTTCAGCATTTGGAGATGCGCTGACTTCTATACTAGGAGTGTTGCCAAATGTAATTAATGCATTAACTAATTGGGTTACAGCTATAGGTGAGGCAATCAGTGGAATCATTGAGGTATTCACCCCGGTTGTCCAAATAATTAGTGACACAATCACGGCAGTAACTCAAATCATTGCTAATGCTATCGTGGCAATCGTACCAGTTATCGCGAATTGTATCGTTCAAGTTGCTCAAGTTATCGGACAATTTGGGCCACAGATTGCAATGGTAATCAGTGCTATCGCTCAAGCTATATCAGCTTCAGCACCTATCATCATATCCTTGATTCAAGGTATTGTTACAGTCGTTCAGATTATGGCTCCAGTTATTAGTCAAGTGATCTCTGCCATCGTTGCAGTCGTTCAAACTCTTGCGTCTATCATCAGTCAAATCATTTCAGCGATTGTTACAGCAATAACACAAATTGTTCCTATTATTAACTCAATCGGTGGTATGATTAGTGCTGCATTGAGTGGTATTGCATCTATAGTGTCAGCTGCGGGAATGGCAATTGCTACCGCAGCTATGGGCATCGGTACAGCTATTAGTACGGCTCTGAGTGGTGTGGCAAGTATCATTAGTGCTACTGGTACCGCAATTGGGGCAGCCTTGCAAGGTATTGCTAGCGTGGTCCAATCAGTCGGGACATCAATCAGCACAGCAGCTCAAGGTATCGGAAACGGTATTAAGTCAGCATTTGAAGGTATTTCAAGCGTGATTACCTCTGCAGGAAATGCAATCAGTAGTGTATTGAATAGCTTGGCTAACGTGTTCAATTCAATTGGTACAGCTGCTCAGAAGGCTGGTGCAGGATTTAACCAATTGGCTAATGGTGTGGTTAAAATCACTAACACCAACCTTGCCGACATGGCTGCCTCACTTGCAGCTGTTGCTCATGGGATTGGTTCGATTAGTGAAAGCTCATCGGGGCTTGCTCAAGCTGGAACCGGTATGGCTCAGCTTGGAAACGGTATGAGCAAAGTTTCAACATCAGCAACTAGCGCTGTATCTGGTTTGACATCATTCTCAACTGCTATCTCAAGCATTCAATCATCATTTGGTAGTTTGCAAGCTTTGCTTGCTACTGCAGCAGCTGCGTTCAGTACATTCTCAAGTCAAGCCCTGCAATCACTAGCTGGGTTAACGGCCATTGTAGCACCTATTGCGGTCTTCCAAATGCAGATAATGATGATAGTGCCAGCATTGGTGCAAGCGGCTGCGGGGTTGACTATGTTCAGTGCAGTGGCAATGACGTTGTCTTCTAGCTTGACCTTTATCAGTACGTCCATGACAATGCTGACCGCTGGCATAACTATGTTGGCTGCTCAGCTCACTATGGTAACGACTGGATTAACTACCATGGCTACAAGCTCAACCTTGTTAGGTGCAAGTTTGACTATGATGGCAGCTCAATTCATCACGATTGGTGCATCATTAACAATGCTAAATAGTCAATTCATTGCATTCACAGCTGCGTTGACTATGGTTAACAGTCAGTTGTTGGCTTCTGCTGTGGGCGTGACAATGTTTGGATCACAATTTGCAATGTTGGGCTCAATCATGTCCGTGTTCAGCAGTCAATTAACAATGGTTGGAGCATCTATTCAAATGATGGCCGCACAATTCACCATGATGAGTGCAAGCCTCACCGCTGTTGGTTCTACAGTTGCGATGATTGCCAGCCAGTTTACTGTGTTGATTGCGAGCATTATGCAGTTGACTGCTTCAATTTCAACAATTCCGCCACAATTCAGCATGGTTGCAACAAGTGCTACAACGGCCACAACAGCGATCATGCGAATTGGAGCATCGGCGCCATTGATTGCTTCAGCAATGAACAGCGCGGCCTCACAGGTGCAATCAGCAATGCAGAATATGGCACAAGCTGTTCAGTCTAATGGCCAACGAATGATTCAAATGGGCAGACAAGCCGGGCTACAAACAGGGCAAGGAATTGCTCGGGGAATTCAATCAGCAACTGGGGCCGTATCTGCCGCAGCGGGCGCACTGGTTAGCGCAGCACAATCACGCGCTATGGCAGGCGCTGGTGCTATGCGTTACGCAGGGGCAATGATTGGGCAAGGTTTGGCCGCTGGTATGATGTCAGCTCTTGGAGCGGTAACAGCTGCAGCCAATGCCCTAGTCGCTCAAGCAGAGCGCGCGGCTCAAGCTAAGGCTAAAATACACTCACCTTCTCGGTTGTTCCGTGATAAGGTCGGTATTTTTATTGGGCAAGGTATGGCTGTCGGTATTGACAACAGTGTTAAATACGTCAGAGATTCCATCGAGAACATGGTTGACGTGGCTAGCGGTTACGCGATAGACGCCAGAGATCTCTTTGAAGGCAATGACCTGTTTGATGGTTTTGGCGGTGGTTTAATCCGTGGCAGCGTTGACTTAGCTGTTAGAGATGATAGTCGAATGGACCGCCTTGAGCAAGCGATGGACGTTATTACTGGATTAATTGAGCGCCCTCTATCACTTAACATAGACGGCAGGGAGTTTGCATACGCTACAGGGGACGATTTGGTATCATACCAAAACGATAAGGATTTCAGTTACAAACGCATGAGAGGAATTAAATAATGGCTGTGTTTCAATTCAACGGATATGATTTAAATGATTACTTCAAACTAATCAAAGTGTCGCACGATGTTGGGAACGAACGTGATATCACTACAGACTCAGCCCCTAAAATTGGGGTCAATATTCAACGTGTTTCGTTTGGCGCTAAGAAAATCAAGCTAACTGTTAGTTTAGCAACTAGAGACCTTAACGATAATGCTTTCGTAGACCCAAACGAACCAGCTCCAATTGATTACAACATGTTTCATCACGTAAGGGAACAAGCGGCTAGAGTACTGCACACTGAAACACCTGTAGAGTTGAAACTACCAGACGAGCCAGATAGGTACTATCTAGCGATAGTAAAAGGCGACGTTACTTTAAAGGGCATCTCTGACTGGTATGACCAGACTGAAATTGAATTCTTAGTACCCGACGGAGTCGCACATTCGACTACCTATCGCAGTTTTGAAACCCCTAAAATAGAGAACAACAAGATGGTATTTGACCTTGTTAACGATGGATCAGTTAATGCTAACCCAATAATTACAGTGAAGCACAATAGTGAGAATGGCTATATTGGATTAGTTAATAGCACAGGTATCTGCGAGCTTGGGGATAGGTTAGAAGCAAATACAGAAGATTATAGACATTCAGAGGTACTTTTTGATTACGCTTCGTCAAACGGAGAGCACAGAATCCCTAACGGTTTATCTCAAGGATTGAAAAACATTGGCATCTCAAACGATGTCAACAACACCAAGCCAAACGGAACTCTTTACATCGATAACGCTTGGGGTCGTCCTCACATTGCATTACAGAGTGGTCAAGTAGCATCTGTTACTTTTGACATCCCAAGAGATTCAACTGGTGAAAAAGGCGCTCTGTATGAATATTTTTGGTGGAGACAAATTTTTTGGCTTGGTTCTGCAAACCAAATGGGATACTTAAAAATCTGTGTCACAGATGCAAGCGGCACTTTCTTGTATGGTGTCGAAACTTTTAAACGTTACAATGGTTTAGGCTGTGAATATAATTTTCTAGCTGGTGACGGCAAGGGAGGTTTCCGTATTGTCGACAGGAAGAATTTCTTAGGAACACACATCGAGCAGCACAACCCATTTAATGAACCTAGAGGATGGTCAGATATCCAAAGGTTTGATGATGTCGTCCAGTTCTACTGGTGGGGTTCTTATCCTAGATATACAATCCCTGAAATTAAGGGGAAAAAATCAGATAAAATCCATGTTATTTTTGGAAGGGTTGGTAATTATCCACCTGTAACCCACATGTATCTTGATGATTTCATTTACCGAAAAGACTACGTCTTAGGTGTCAGGGATATCCCTAATAGATACCGTGCTGGTGGGAAAGTGGTAATAGATAGTGAAACTGATACCGTCACTGTAGATAATATTCCAAAGATTGTCGATGTTGTGCAAGGCTCTGACTTCCTCACAATTCCACCGGGGAAATCACAATTAGAAGTATACTGTTCAAGTTGGATAACAACTAAACCATCTGTATCTGTTAAATTTGAGGAGAGGTATCTATAATGTTGTTAACAATTCATGACGCCAATTTACAAAAAGTTGGCTTCATCGATAACGAGAAGCAAGAAACGTTAAATTTCTATGATGATACTTGGAACCGTAACCTTGAGACTGCCTCAAGCGTATTCGAATTTACCGTTTCAAAAAAGGAACTGCTTAGCGATACAGGAAATAAACACCTTTATAACCAACTAAACGAGCGCTCTTTTGTTTCCTTCAAATATAAAGGCAAGACATATCTTTTTAACATCATGAAGACGGAAGAAAATGAGCGATGGTTACGATGTTATTGCGAAAACTTAAATCTCGAGCTGATAAACGAGTACGCGAACCCTTACAAAGCTGATAGACCTTTGTCATTTGCGGAGTATCTTGATGTTTTTGAAATTCCTCAGTTTGCAATGGTAACGTTGGGCATTAATGAGATTTTAGATCAAAAAAGAACGCTCGAGTGGGAAGGGCAGGACACAAAACTGGCAAGGCTCTTAAGCTTGGCCAATAAATTTGACGCTGAAGTTGAATTTGTAACAAGGCTAAATGACGACAGCTCTATCAACCAGCTCATTTTGAACGTTTACCATAAAGCGGACGACTCGCACACTGGTGTGGGTCGGGTTCGTGGCGATATTCGTCTTACGTTTGAAAAGAATATCAAATCAATGACGAGAAAGATTGATAAGACTGAAGTTTATACGCTGGTAGTTCCTTATGGAAAATCAAAAGAGAGCCATGAAGGCGAGCAAGAAGTACGTGTATACATTGATAAACTTCCGCCGTGGGAAGAAAAGAATGACGAAGGTATTGTTATCTTCAAACAAGAAGGTATCGGCCTCTATGCACCTCATGCAGCCAACCTATACCCGTCTACTTTCGGCGCTGCCACTCAAGATAATAAGTGGATTCGAAAAGACTTAGAGGTCGATAGTGACAATCCGAACGTTATCCGTGCCGCAGGAATTGCAAACTTACGCAAACACGCATATCCAGCTATCACTTACGAGGTTGACGGTTTTGTAGATGTAGAAGTCGGGGATACCATAACAATCCACGACAAAGGATTCACACCAGCGCTTGACATAAGAGCGCGTGCCGTTGAGCAAAAAATCAGCTTCAGCAATCCAATCAACAATAAGACCACTTTCGGAAACTTCAAAGAGCTTGAAAATAGGACATCTGGAGACCTTAGGAGTGTTTTCGAGCAAATGGTTGAGAACAGTAGGCCGTACACTATCATGGTTTCAACCGACAACGGAGTTCTTTTTAAAAACAATACAGGGCAGTCAACACTACGCCCAACATTAAAACGAGGGAATCAGGTTATTAATGCAACCTATCGATTTGTGATTGATGGCTCTATTGTTAGCTCTGGTCTGACCTATACCGTCAAAGCAAGCGATATCACAAAACCAACTGTGGTAACAATTTCCGCTTGGGTAGATAACAAAGAAGTAGCTTCAGAAGAAGTTACTTTTTTAAATGTTTCAGATGGGAAACAAGGACCACAAGGACCTAAAGGAGCAGACGGACAAACACCTTATATCCATACGGCATGGGCTTACAGTGCAGATGGTACAGATAGATTCACAACGGTTTATCCGAACTTGAACTTGATTGATGGTACTAGAGATTTCAGTGGTAATTGGAATAGAGCGTGGGCATGGCAAACTGACGGGACATATAAAGGCTTAATAGTTAAGAAAAGAACAGATTTATGGATGGGAATTGATAAAACGTTTACTGCACCAAAAGATGGTACTTATACTTTCTCGGCTTATATTAAATGTTCAGGAAACACTGCTAATCCAGCCAGACATATTAATTTAAATGGATTTTGGGATAGAAATACTTTTAAGAGTTATGGAAATAACTTTGATTGGTTAAGAGATAGCTTTTCTGTAAAACTAAAAACCGGAGATACTATTGCTGCAAGATACGAAATATCAGGAAAAGGCACCTTATGGACTGCTGGTCACAAGTGGGAAGAGGGTTCAACCGCCACTCCTTGGATGCCATCGGCTAGTGAAGCAACAACCGATGATTATCCAAAATATATTGGACAATACACAAACTATAATCAAGTTGATAGTCCCAACCCTCAAGACTATACATGGAGCTTAATTCGAGGTAATGATGGTGCTGATGGTAAAACACCTTATGTTCATTTCGCTTATGCTGATAGTGCAGATGGTAGAACTGGTTTCAGTTTGACACAGAATGGGACTAAGCGTTATTTAGGTGTACTAACAAACTTCATCAAAGAAGATAGCACAAACCCAGCAGATTATACATGGAGTGACACTGCGGGTAGTATATCAGTTGGTGGTCGGAACTTGCTTGTAAAAACCAATCAAGGTATTACTAATTGGGATTGGGCGCTTTTAGATGGCGACAAGAGCGTTGAAGAAGTAAAAGTTGATGGCATTCGTGCTGTAAAACTAATCAAAGGTTCAACAACAGCAAACACTGGTTGGAATTGCATTCTATATCGAGGCTTGTTGAGGAAACTCATACGACCAAACACACAGTATGTTCTTTCGTTTGATGTAAAACCAAGCGTTGATGTAATTTTTAACGTATCCCTAAGAAGATTAGACTTCCAAGCAGAATTGACTGATTTTGTCCCTATGAATAAAGCTTTTGCGAATCAGTGGACTAAAGTGTCATGTGTTTTGACAACTAAACCAACTTTACCAGATGATTTAACTCAAGATGTTTACTTGACAGGTATGCCGACAACAAACGGTAATTGGTTGGTAATAAAAAATATCAAGCTTGAAGAAGGCAACATACCTACTGATTGGACTCCTGCCATTGAGGATGTCCAAGATGAAATTGATTCCAAAGCCGATGATATCCTAACACAAGCACAACTCAACAGACTGAACGAAATGAATTTTATCATTAAAGCTGAATTGGATGCTAAAGCATCACTTGATGTACTTGATCAATGGAAGCAAGCTTATCAAGATTTCGTTAACGCAAACAATGCCAATCGTGCACAAGCTGAAAAGGCTTTGGCAGATGCCAGTGCTCGTGTAACTAAACTAGAAAACGACTTAAATGACATGTCGGAACGTTGGAATTTCATCGATAGCTACATGACTGCATCGAATGAAGGTCTAGTTGTTGGTAAAACGGATAATTCTAGTTCTATGCTTTTCAGTCCTAATGGACGTATCTCAATGTTCTCAGCTGGGAACGAGGTAATGTATATCTCGCAAGGTGTGATTCATATTGAAAATGGTATTTTTTCGAAAACTATCCAAATCGGACGATATCGAGAGGAACAAGATTTATTGAACCCAGACCGTAATGTCATTCGCTATGTAGGAGGTGCATAATGGCAGAATTTTGGAGTAATAACGACCGTGGATATCGTATCCGTCTTTGGGTTGACCAAGTTGGTCAAGATATCCAAAACAATACAAGTCAAGTTAGACTGCGGTTAGCACTATTAAATACAACGACTACTTTCGCTCAATATCAATGTAGTGCTTATGTCGAATTTAACGGTCAACGATTGAATTGGTCTGGTTCACCTAGCGTTCTAAGTTGGTATCAAACAGTCCAATTAATAGATCAAACAGTTACTATTAATCACTCAGATGATGGTTCTTGCTCATTTGGAGTAAATGCTCACTTTAACGGTTCTGGTGGTTGGAGTCCCGGAAATCTAGACATTGTGAATCAACAAATAACGCTGACAACTATCCCAAGGGGAAGCTCGGTGAGAGTGTCTGATGGGTTCATTGGCAATCAAGTAGACATCTCTATCGATAAAAAAGTAGGTAGCGCTACACATACACTACGCTATTCTTGGTACAACAAACAAGGTAAAATTGCCGACAATGTTGGAACGTCGTATAAATGGACAATCCCAGAAGATTTCGCTAACGATATACCAAATTCAACAAGTGGACGGGGTACTATATATGTAGATACTTATATTAATGGAAATTTCATTCAAACACAGTCGACAACGTTCACGGCAAGTGTTATCACAAATAACATGAAGCCGTCGTTAACTGGTTTCACGTTGACAGATGCTAATCCAGTATCTCAAAGAGTAATCCCAGAATCAACGCATTTTGTTTCCATCATGTCGCTTGTCAAAGTTACATTTAATGGAGCTCAAGCCAAGAGCGGGGCTACCATAGCTGGTTACTATGCTGAAATCGTTGGTGCTAACAACTCTGTTTCAACTAATGGCGGGGTATTGCGTGAGGTATCTGTTAACCAAGACACTGAAATGACCTTAAGAGGAAGGGTCCAAGACAGTCGTGGGATTTGGTCTGATTGGATAGAGACGAAACTAACGTTCCTATTCTATTTCAGTCCAGCTCTAAGATTTGAGGCGAGGAGAAGCGGTAAGAAGTTAGATATACTAACCATCAAGAGATTCGCTAAAATCGCACCGCTGACTGTCAATGGCGTTCAGAGAAACACCATGAAACTGACTTTCACCACACGAAAAATTGGTTCTGATAATGAAGTTTCAGACAATGGCGATGCTGGTGGAAGTTGGTCACAGGTTTCTGAATTTAACGCATCTGATGCAAACCTTGGTAATCGTTATCCTGCAGATACATCATATATAGTTACAGGTAAATTAGAAGATGAGTTTACAAGCGCTTCATTCCAAGTCACTGTTCCAACAGATGAAGTTATTATGACATATGATCGTCAAGGCGTTGGGATTGGTAAGTACCGAGAGCGTGGTGCTCTTGACGTGGCTGGTGACATCTACGCTAACAACAGTCAGATTCAACAATATCAGCTAACCAGTAATAACGGCGCTCCGAAATGGGTAGATGGAAAACCTGTCGCTAAGAATGCAAATTTGATAGACCAACCTGGACAGTATTACCTTGACCCATCGGCTCCAGGGAACCCAAGCGGTCAATGGGGCTATTTATTTCACTACAGCAATTACGGTAAGAATACAAATGGTCGTAAAGAAGCCATTCAAACTTTTTGGGGGAAAAATGGTCAGCTTTTTTTCAGACATCACAGATGGTCTTTTATAATCGACGATTGGGAGCCGTGGAAGGAATTTACAAGAAACGACCACCCAAACCTCGTCAACACTGGTTGGCAACCCGCAGGATACGAGGGTAGCTATTACAAGCGTGTTGGAGATGTGCTGACGGTTAGATATAATTTTACTGGGAATGGGGAAGATGTTAAAATAGCTTCCTTGCCAGCAGATATTTTAAAATCACCGCAAGATTATATGCTAACAATTAAAGCTTGGTATGGACTTGCTGACCACGATGGTCACGCACAAATTAGTGGAGGGAGAAGTGATATTGTCGCTTTAGCAACACTAAAAAATTGGGATTACCGAGGTCAACTCACAATAATGCTATAAATGAAAGGAAAAAAATGAAATTTGAATACGAATCAAAATCAAAAGAATACGATGCCAGTGGTGCAGCGTATGCAACTAAAGTAGTTTTGAAAAACCGAGATGGTGCTTACGTCCCTGTCTTTTTGCCAGTCGATAAAATCGACCTATCAAACACTGAATTATTGAAAGAAGCACTAGAGGTTATCTATCAAGAAAACTTCCCTCAACGTGCTGAAAATGAGAAGTTTAACGAGCTTGATACAAAAATCAAAGAGTACGAAGTATTAAGCAAAAAAGCTACTGATACCATTGCTAAGATGGAAGAACAAATAAAGAAGCAGCAAGATGCATCAAACACCGCACAAGAGACATTGATGAGTATTATTGAAAAACTTAATGAGAAAAAATTGTTGAGTGATGAAGACTTGACTGATAATAAAGAATAAAGAGAAAGGATAAAAAGATATGTTTGCTAAACTATTCGCAATAAATATTGTTAATAATAACTACAAATTTAAACGAGTTCCAAAAGTATTAAAACCAAAAGTAAAAGAATTAATCGCTGCTATGGTTAACGACGAGGAGCTCTTGGCAAAGCTTACACAAGAATAAAAAAGGAGGTATAGCGTGGTAAATCAAAACGATCCAGATTTGATGAACTGGATTATAACGGTAATTCTCCCCATTTCCATTTCAAGTGCGAGTTTCTATTTTTCTAGTCAATCACGCGCCTCTCGATTAGAACACAGAATCACTAAATTAGAGGTCGTTGACCATGAAATCGAGAAAATTATTGAAACCCACAATCAGCGCCTCGACAAACATCAAGAGGACCAAAAAATAATTCTAGCTCTAGTCCAAAGAATGGACCATATTAATGAGAACGTTGTTGAGCTAAAAGGAAATATCGAAGAAGTTAGATCGAAACTTGAGAGGATAATAATAAAATGATTAATTTTAAATTACGTTTGCAAAATAAAACTACACTAGTAGCTCTTATCTCAGCAGTATTCCTTATGTTGCAACAATTTGGGCTTCATATCCCAAACAACATCCAAGAGGGTATTAATACCCTTGTCGGAATCTTGGTTATTCTTGGAA